CACAAACCCCTGAACATGTTGCGAAACGTAGAAGGGGGGCTTCCCCCCCCTCGCTGCGCTTCACCCCCATCGCACTGCGGCTACGCCTTCGTGCGACCGAGCGCAGACAGGCGGCCCCCGATGTTCCACCAGCGATTCGCGAGGGCGTTCCAGAGGCCCGCGGCGAAAGCGCCGCACAGCACCCCACCCCAGAGGTTGCCGAAGCGCAGCACCTGACGGAGGCCTTGGGATGTGAGCGGGTTGGCTCCGATGGCGTCGCACATGCCGGTGGCGCTCGTCGCGGTCAGGCCCGTGGGGATGATGACGCCGTTGGACAGGGTGAAGTCCTCGGCGTAGCGCCATGAGTCGTTCGTGGTCTTGTCGCGTGCGGCGAATTCGCCGATCTTGGTGTAGTTCGCCGTCGAGGTCTTGGAGGCCTTGGTGATGTCGAACACGCGGTAGAGTTCGATGCGGCCGAGGTCGTCTCTGTCCTTGACGGCGTTGGCGATGAGGTCGGCGTCGCTTTCGTAGATGCCGTTGAACAGTTCGATGCCCTGTAGGCGGATGGGTTGGTGGTCGGCTGCGAACGCGGTGGATGGGCGGCCGTCGGTGCCGAGCAGCTTGTCGGTGGCCCCGGTCTTCCATGGCATGGTGTTGACGAAGCATGCGGTGGTCGTGGTGATGGCGTCGCCGTCGAGGTTGAGGGCGGTGTTGCCGGCGTCGAGGTTGGTCTTGCTCAGGATGGTGCGTGCCCGGGCGGCGCTGTAGTTGTCGGTGTTGTTGCGTTCCTTGTCGGTGCCGACGTTGACGGTGCTGCCGACGTCGAAGTTGTTGGCGGCGCTGGTGGCGATGATGACGCGCTTGACGCCGGTTTCGGCCTTGGTGACGGCGGTTTGCTGCGTGTACTGCCAGCAGCCGCCGAGCACGTCCGAGTTTTTGGTGGCGTATTTGAGCATGAGCATGAGCTGGACGTAGAAGGTGTCGCCGGCGCAGCGGCCGGCGTAGCCCTTGCCCTTTTTGAGCGCGTAGTCGATGGCTCGGTTCTGGGAGCCGAATTCGCGGTCGATCTCCTTGCCGCTGACCGACAGGGGGCGTTGCTGGGAGTCGAGGGACGCGGCGTATTTCGCGAACAATAGGCATGGCCGTTTGCTGCCGTCGGGCAGCAGCACGCCGGGCAATGGCGCGTAGCCGTCGTACTGGGTGTCGCTGTAGAGGAATTCGTTGTGGGTGCTGGTGCTGTCGAGCTTGTAGTAGCCGGGGCATGTCATGACGTACACGTCGCCGTTCGATCCGTCGCGTTTGAAGCGGGTGTCGATGCCGTCGATGGCGGTGACGTGGGGTATGCCGTCGTCGTCCACGGTGGCGTTGACGTCCCACGTGCGGAAGGCGTTCAGGGCGCTGTAGTCGTCTCTGCCGGCCTTGTCGTTGGTGCTGATCTCGATGGTCAGGTTGGCGTTGTCGCGGGTCTTCACGCCGGTTGGCGTGTTGCTGTACGTGTATTTGGGGAATTTCACGCCGTACACCTTGCCGTCCTTGTGGGCGGCGAAGTAGGCGGCGATGTTGCCGTATTCGCCCTTGGTGCTGTCGTACTCGAAGCGCACGCCCTTGGCGGCGTTGGCGTGCACCTTGGCGATGAGCTGGGCGGTGTCGGCGAGGGTCATGACCTTCTGCGTGTTCGCCATGATGGCTCCTTCCTGTTTATCGGTTGATGATGTCGAGCGCCCAGTCGATGTCGGACTGGGTGAGCGGCGGGATCGTTTCGGCGTCGGACAATGCCGGCGCGATCACGGTGTCGTACTGGGCGTCTATGTCGGCTTGGGTCGCGAAGACCACGCCGGCGGCCGCGCTGGCGGCGATCTTGGACTTGCAGTCGTCGGAGAGCTGCCGGTATTCGATCACGCTGGTGCGTGCCGCGTTGGCGGCGTCCCTGGCCTCGCCGGCCGCGCTGACCGCGTTTCTGACGGCCTTGTTCGCGTCGTCGATGAGCTGTTCGAGGACGTTCATCTGATCCTGAGCGTCTGGCGCGGTCGCGTCGAACACGGCTCGTTCGACGATGCCGTGGAAGTTGCGCGAACAGGTCTTCGTGCCGTTGACGCTGACCTCGATGCCCATGAGGATCGCGCCGGCGTGTTGCAACGCCTTGCGCGGCACGGCGACGCGGTACGTGGCCGTGGGGGTGCCGAACACTGCCGGCATGCTCACGCGGTCGCCCAGCCCGCTGCCGGGCGTGGTGTTGTATGCGAGCGCGACGGTGATGCCGGTGGTGTCGGTGAGGGGGGTGCCGTTGTCGGTGAGTTCGACGGTGATGGTGCGGCCGTTGATGTCGCCGGCGTTGAGGCGTATGTCTGCGATGTAGCCGTTGGCTAGGTCGAGTTGGATGGGTTCGCCTGTGGCTTCGCGGAAGCTGTCAAGCGTTGCCATTGGTGTCGTCCTTGTTGAGTTGGTCGGTGAGGCGTTGGTTTTCCTTGGCGAGTATGTCGATCTGGGCTTGGAGTGCGGCGATTTGCACGGTGCTGTCGGCGAGCATTTCGCGGAGTTTGCCGATCATGGCCGGGTAGAGGTTTTTGTCGTCCATCAGTCGTGGTCCTTTCCGTTGTCGGTGCGGGTGAGTGATTCGATGAATCGGTCGGTTGCGCTGGCGATGTCGTCGGCGTGGTCTGCGAGGAGGTTGCCGAGTTCCGTTGGTTCGATGCCGGCGGGCAGTGCGATGGTGGTCGGGGCGTCGGTTTCGTCTTCGGCGGATGGGTTGGTGGTTGCCGTGTCCGGTGGGAGCGGGAGGCCGAGCAGTCCGCGTGTTTTGTTGCGGCCGGCGGTGAGCGGATCGTCGGTGGCATTGTCGGCGGGCGCGGTGGTAGTGTTGATGGCTTTTTCGATGGCGTTGTAGGCGCTTGTCCATGCGGTTTCGCCGGTTTGGGGGTCTGGGTCTGGTTCGCCGTGGTCTCGGACGTGGAGGATGGCGGCTACGGCTTCGGTGTCGGTTTCGATGCCGAGGAGTGTGCGCCATGATGCGATTGCGGCGAGTGGTATGGCGTCGTGGCGCATGGCGGGTGTGGGTGGGGTGGTGGTGATGGTGGTCATGCCGTCGGTGACTGCGGCCGGCGGGGTGGTGCCGTCGGTGAGTGGTCGGTCTATGAGGAGGGTGGGCTGGTCGTTGATGGTGGTTACTTGCATGGGAATCTCCTATTTCTTGAGGAATCCGATGGTGTGGAGCTGGTAGGGTTTGTTGCCCTGGAACAGGGCCGCATAATGCGTGTTGATGGATAGGTTGGAGACGACGCCAGTGCTGGTGTTGTAGTTCCAATGGGAATCCACTGCGGTGACCACCTTTTCCGGCGGCGTGTACACCCAGATACTCCAGCCGCTTGCCGTGCAGTCGGACACGGTGATCACGAACAGACCGGGATCGTCCTGCCGGTGATCGACTGTGGCGAACGCCTTGTATGACCCGTATTTCGCGGGATTGGAGGATGTGAAGGTGTATTGTGCGTATTTCATGGCTCCGATGTTTTGGCCTTCCCACCACGTGGTTTGGAAGGTGGAGCGCCCGCCGGAGAAGCCGCCGAGGAAGCCTCCCATGCACAGGTAGCCGCTGTCGATGTCGGCTTGGATGCCGACCAGGCCATTGTGGTCTCGCGCGGCGAGCGTGGCGGTCGTGTCCCCGGTCCTGGGAGACCACAGACTTAGGTAGGCACGCCTACTGCTGGGATCGGTCGAGTCATAGTCCTGATCTGCGGCGAGGAACACGGTGCCGACCTTGGTGGTGTTGTCGTCGGCCTTGCGTTCGCCGATTCTGGCGAACGCGCCGGGGTCGTGCTCCGCGCGCCGACCGCCGTTGAACGTGAGCGCGCTGACTTCGCCCTCCTGCTGCGTGGTGGACTCGACCGCGATGTACGGGTGCTGGTACGAGCCGCTTCCGTGGTAGAACTGGATGCCTGCGCCTTCTAAGGAGTCCGTGCCGGAGATTTCGGTCTGTTTGAAACTCGGGCTGATTTGCACCCTGTTGCCGGTTCGGGCGGTTCGGAAGGTGCCGGTCAGGAGGTTGTTGACACCGTCCCCGTCGAGGTGGACGGTTTCGTTGCCGTTGGCGTCGGTCATGACGAACTGGCCGGTGTCGAGGTTCCAGTAGGAGCGCTTGCCGGTGATGACGCCGGTCTTCATATAGGTGGCGTTGATGTACAGCAGTCCGTTGGACAGGTAGAGGCCTTGTTTTTGGCCGTTGTTGGTGAGCTTGTTGAAGATGTAGGTCTGGGTGAGTTCTCCTTCGAAGGTGTCCACGTAGCTGCGGGCGGCGGTCTCGTCGGTGCATTGCAGGCCGGTCCAGTACCAGTCGGCGTCGGATGCGGTGGCGGGGTTGCGATCGACCTGCATCCACAGGCGTGCGGTTTTGGCGTTGGATGGCACGGTGTAGCTGCCGGACACGTATGTCCAGCCGTTCGCGTTGGCGGCGGATTGGGCGATGGTCTGCCAGTGGTTGCCGTTGCCGGTGTCCGTCCAGTGGATGCCGAAGCTGCTGGTGACATTGCCGGCCTTGCGGTATGCCCAGCCGGACAGGCGGAACGTGTGGCCCCGGAACGTGTCGAGCGGCCATCCGAAGTACGTGTCTCGCACGTTGCCCAGGTGGATCGCGCTCGTGATGCCCTCGGGGTGTGTGGCGGGCATTGTCTTGGTGAGTTTGCTCGCGCCGAGCTTGTCGAGGTCGTGGTCGGGGTTGCCGTTCGGGTTGCGCACGAGGTTGCTGCCGTAGGCCATGATCGCCTCGGCGTAGGTCTTCGCGCCGGACAGGGCCGTGTCGGCCTTGGCGGTCGCGTCGCTTTTCGCGCTGTTGAGCGTGCTGGCTCCCACGCTGTCGGCGTAGGTCTTGGCGGCGGTCTGCGCGTCCGTGGCGAGTTTCTGGGCTTGGGTCTGGGTGGCGAGGCTGGACGCCTTGTTGCCGTTGATGGTCGAATTGGCGGACAGGCTGAATTCGCCGGTGTCCATATCCCAGAAGTTCAGGCCCTTTTTGTCGGTGAGACGGCCGGCCTTGACGAGCGCCGCATCCAATACGCCGGTCTTCATATACGTGGCGTTCAGATACAGCAGTCCGCCGGACAGGTAGATGCCCTGCGTCTTGCCGTTGTTGGTCAGACGGTCGAAGATGCTGCGCTGGCCCAGAGATTCGTCGAGTGCGTCCACGTAGGCCTGCGCCGCCGCCTTCGCGGCATCGCTGTCCGATTTGGACTGCGCCTTGGCTGCGGTCAGGGCTTCCGAGGCCTTGGTCTCGGCGTACTTCCTCGCCTCCGCGAGCTTGGCCGTATCGGCCGCGTCGGCCTGACGCTTGGCCTCGGTGATCGCCGCCTGTTTCGCCGCGTCGGTGTACGAGTTCGCGTCGGACACCGCGCCGTCGGCATACTGCTGGACGGTCTTGCCGCCGATGGTGCTGCGGGCGGACAGGCTGAAATCGCCGGTGTCCATATCCCAGTAGTTCAGGCCTGCTGCGTCGGAGAGACGGCCGGTGAACACGGTGTCGGCGAAGATGCCTTTGCCGTTGGCGAGCGCCCGGAAGTCCCAGTCCCCGTTCGGTTTTTTGTGGTCGGCGATGCGCCAGTAGCCGCCGCCGATGTGGATGCATTGGGTGGGGGTCTGGTCCTCGGGCTTGTCGTAGACGTAGATGCCTTGGCCGGGTTTGAGGTACGTGTATCCGCCGGTGGCGTTCATGATCTGGTTGATGCGGTCGATGAGGTCCTTCATGTACGGGCCGGTGCCGCCGGCGGCGCTGTTCCATGCGCCGGAGTTGGAGACGAGTTTGTCGAGGGCCTGCTGTTGGGCGGCCATGCGCTGCGTGTAGGATTGCCGGATGTTGCCGAGGGTGATCTTGGTGTCGGCGAGGCTGCCGGCCAGGTCTTCCTCGATCTGGAGGATGCGGCCTTCGAGGCGCAATGGTGTGGCGAAGCTGGTGTCGATGATCTGCACGCTGTCGCCGACGTCCGTGCCTTCCGGGTCGTAGCCGGCTTGGCCGAGTGCGGTCACGTCGGCGGTGTAGGAGACGACGGGCGTGGTGCGGGTCTTGAGCGCCGCTTTGGTGAGGTTTAGGAGTTCCTTGGGGTCTTCGCAGTCGGGGAAGTCCACGCTTGCCTCGCTGTGGTGTCTGGTGCCGTCGGGGCCGGGTATGCCCCAGTTGGCGAGCGCTTGGTCGTCTTGGACGTAGGGTTTGCCGTGGTTGACGTCGGCGAAGCTGATTTTGCGGCCGTATCCGCCGGTGGGCTCGCCTTGGTCGTTGGTTTGTTCGATGCCTTTGCCCCAGCCGTAGAGGCGGGTGATGACGTCGCCGGCGTCGATGTCTCGTTTGATCTGGGTGAGGTCCTTGCCGTACTCGAAGCGTTTCGTGGTGTTGGTGGAGCCTCGGTGTTCGACGAGGTGGATGATGCGTTGGCCGATCCGGTTGCCGGTCGGGTCGGGCTGGACTTCGGTCTGGACTTCGAGCCCGTAGGTGTCGGCGGTCTTCTGGACGGCTTCGAGGACGGTGCAGTGGTAGAAGGCGAGGTTGGCGATGCCGGTGATGGTGCCGGTCTCGACGGTGCCGACCGTCCACCGGGTGCCTTCCAATGCCTTGGCGAGGCAGGCTTTGGCGTTCGCGTTGCGGTTGCGTTTGTCCTCGATATAGGTGCGCGAGAGTTCCGCGATGCTGCCGGTGCAGTAGGCGACGGTGACGGGCATGCCTGCGGCGCGGGCGGTCTGGGTGGACTGGCACAGGTATTCCGCCCAACGGCCCATCGAGTCCTTGAACGCGATGCGTTCGTCCTTGTTGATCTCGCCGATGGTGGTGATATCAAGGGTGTCGGTGCCGTCGGTGGCGCGGGTGCGGATGGCCTTGATGACGTAGGGCAGGTCGCCGAGCGGGTTGCCCCAGCGGTCGAAGATCATGTAACGCAAAACGTGTCTCCTAGATGAGTGTGAGTGGCCTGTACGCGAGACTGGCGGCGGTGGCTCCGGTGAGGGTGAGCGTGTTCAGGCCGGGCAATAGGGGGAAGTAGTCGGATTCGAGTGTGGGTGTCATGAGGTTGCCGTTGACGCGCAGCTCCCGGTGGTCGGGGTCGGTGTCGATGGAGATGCGTCCGGTGATGGCGGTGGTGGACGTGACGGCGAGTTTGTGGCCGTGCGCGTCCTTGATGCTGACGGTCTTGGCGTCGGCGGCGGGGGTGAGCGTCCATGTGGGCCAGCATGGCCGGTTGCCTTTGACGTGGATCGTGTTCGCGTCCGTTTTGAGCGCGATGGATTGGCTGCGGCCGATCAGGCAGGGGTGGGCGTCGATCTCGGCTTGCACGAGGGTGGCGATCTGGTGGTCGCCGGCCCATTTGTCTTCCCACGCGCCGAGGCTCATGCGGCCTTGGTATTCGCCGGGCAGGCTGCGCCATGAGAGTGAGACTATGGTGCCGGCTAGGGCGGCGAGCCGGGTTTTGGCGGCGAGGATGTCGTCTTCGCCGCCGATCGCGTACAGGCTGAGCGTGATGGCGCGGTCGCCCATGTACGCTGCCCCGGTCGGGTCGGTGAGGGTCAGGTCGAGCCGGCCGTCCCTGCCGGGCATGTCCTGCATGCTCAAGGTCGATTTGGCGGCGTCGATGGTCACGCCGTCGGAGGATAGGGACAGCATCATGCGCTCCAGCGGGACGCCGTTGAGCGTGGGGTCTTCGACATGCGGCAGGCGCATGCGTCGCTGGTAGAGCATGATGCTCTCCTCTCTTAGGTGCTATCGGCCTCTCATGGCGAGGCTGTTGAGTTCGTAGCTCATGGGTTTGGCGAGCTTGCCGGCCATGACCTCGCCGCCACGGTCGTTGAGGTTGAGCGTGATGCCGGCGGCGAGGGCCGCGTCGATCGCGTCGATGATGTCCTGTTTGGTGGCGTATCCGCCGGCCTGTTCGTCCATCGTGTACGCGATCCGGCCGCCGTTGACGGTGCCGTGGTATGCGAGCGGGGTTTCGAGTCGGCTGGTGTCGGTCTTCAGGCTGACGGTCGGGACCATGTCGGTCAGTCCGTCGATGCTGTCGGCGACGAGGCCGCTGGCCTTGTCGATGCCTTGGGCCATGCCGGCGGGTATCCATTTGCCGACCTCGTCGCGGAAGATGCGTGACGGGCTGTGGATGCCGAGCACGCCCTTGGCCCAGCCGACGAGGCTGCTGCCGAGGTTGCTGATCGTGTTCCTGACCCACTGGAACGCGCCGCCGATGCCGTTGATGAGGCCGCTGATGACCTGACGGCCCGTGTCGTACAGCCATCCGCCGGCCCCGCTGACCGCGCCGAGCACGGTGTCGCGGATGCGGCCGACGGTGTTCGACACGGATTGGATGCCGTTGGACACGGCCGACGTGATCCCGTGCCAGATGTTTCCCAGGAACGAGCCGACGCGGTTCCAGACGCTCGTCCATACGCCGCTGATGGCGTTCAGGACGGTCGAGATGGTGTTGCGCACATTCTGGATGCATGTGGACACCACGCCGCTGATCGCGTTCCAGATGGCGGATGCGACGGACCTGACCGCGTTCCAGACGCTCGTCCACACGCCGCTGATGGCGTTGAGGACGTTGCCGATCGTGTTCCTGATGCCGTTGATGATCGGCGTGAAGAACGCGACGATCCTGTTCCAGACATCCGTGAAGAACTGGCTTACGGCCGTCCATACGCTCGTCCAGATGCTTTTGATTCCGTCGAGGATGTTCGACAGGAACGCTTTGATGCCGTCCCATGTGGTCGTGAAGAACGATTTGATCGCGTCCCATGCGCCCTGCCAGTCTCCCTTGAGCAGGTCGAGGAACACGACGATGACGGTGCGGATCGCGTTCACCACGGTCGAGATGTAGCCGCTTATCAGCGTGAAGATCGTGTTGACGACGTTGTAGATCGCCGTCCATACGGTGCTCCATACGGTGTTCGTGCTGTTCATCTGCTGGGTGATGAACGAGAGTATCCAGCCGAACACGGTGTCGATGCCGTTCTGGATCGCCTGCAACGGGGCGACGATGAGCGCGCCGATGACGGTGAACACGTTGACGATGAAGTCCCGGACGCTGGTGAAGATCGTCGTGGCGGTCGTGCTGATGCCGGTCCACACGCCGGACAGGAACGTGGTGATCGACGTCCACGCGCCGGTGACGCCGCCGCTGATCGTCTGCCATAGGCCTGCAAAGAAGCCGGCGATGCCGTCCCATGCGGATTGCACGCCGCCTGTGATCGTCGCCCATAGGTTGGCGAGGAATTCGCCGAGCCCGTTCCATATCGCCTTAGCGCCCTCCACGAGCGCGGCCCATGTCTCGGACAGCCATGAGGTGAACGCGGCCCACGCCTTGCGGCCGACCTCGGTCTGGGTGAAGAACCAGACGAGCGCGGCGACCACCGTGGCGAAGATCGTGACCCAGAATCCGACGGGATTCGCCTTGAGGACGGCGTTGAAGGCCCGTTGGATGGCGGTGCCGGCGCTCGTCACGGCGTTCCATGCGAGTTGCGCGTTCTGCGCGATCTTGGTGGATGCGGCTATCTTCTGGATGCGGCCGGAGATGCCGCCTATGCCGTTGACGAGGTCGGTGACGCCGTTGGCGGCGTTCTTGACCTTCACGGCGGCGTTGAAGATGCCGTCGAGCCCGCCGGCGACCGCCGTGATGCCCGCCGTGGCCGTTTTGAAGCCGAGGAACGCGGCGACGGCCGGTATGAGCACGGGCGCGAGCTTGCCGGCGTTGCCGACGATGAGGTTCAACGTGTCGGCGATGAGTTTTATGGCGGTCGCGACCCCGTCGGGCGGCATGAGTTTCACCCAGTCGATGACCATGTTGACGACGCCCATGATCGCGTCCCGAATGGTGTCCCACGCGGATTTGAACGCGGTGATCGCGCCGTTTTCCTCCAGTTTGGAGTAGAGGCGCTGGAACCAGCCGATGAGCCCTTCGATGCCTGCCTGGACGACGGGCACGGCGTTGGTGACTCCGTCTGCGATCCAGCTCATGCCGCCGGTGATGGCGGGTTTGACGCTGTCGAGCACGCTCGCGCCGAGCTTGACGAACGCGGCTTCGAGGTTGCCGGTGGCTCCCTCGATGGTGCTGGCGGATGTGGCGGCTTCCACGGCGGCGTCGGTGAAGCCGAGCGACATGATCGCGTCGTTGAATTCCTGCGCGGTGATCTGCCCGTCGGCCATCGCGTCGCGGAAGTTGCCGGTGTAGGCTCCGGCTTCCTTGAGTGCCTGTTGGATTTTGCCGCTCGCGCCGGGGATGGCGTCCGAGAGCTGGTTCCAGTTCTCTGTCGTGAGTTTTCCCTGGCCGGCGGTCTGGGTCAACACCATCGCCACGCTTTTGAACGTGTCGGCCGAGCCGCCGGCGACGGCGTTGAGGTTGCCTGCGGCTTCGGCGAGCCTGTCGTAGTTGGGCACGCCGTTGGCGGCGAGCTGGGCGGTGGTGTTGCGGATGTCGTTGAGGTCGTAGACGGTCTTGTCGGCGTAGTCCTGCGTGCTGGCGGTGAGTCGTTTGATCTGCTTCTCGCTGACGCCGGCGAAGTTCAGTGTGCTGGCGAACTTCTGGGCGCTGTCGGAGGCGCTGGTGATCTCGCCGGACAGGCCCATGAACGCTTCGATGGCCTTGCCCGCGACGCTTTGCACGATGCCGGTGATGACGCCGAGTTTCGCGCCGAAGCCGCCGGCGAAGCCGTTGCCGGCTTTGATGCCGGCGGTGTTGCCGGCGGTTTCCGATGCGCTGCCGAACGCCGATTCGATGGCCTTGCCGACGCCCTTCATGCTGGGCACGACCTGCACGAACGCGGTGGCGATCTCGATTGCCATGCTATGCCTCCCTGATGGTGGTGCGCGGTGCGGCCAGGTATGCGGCCAGTTGTTCGTCGTCCATCGCCACGGCCTCGCCGCCCGTGGCTTCGTGCCGGACGGTGCCGGGGCGTTGGAGTTGTCCGCGCCAGCGCGCGCCCTTGCGTGAGGCTTCCTTGGTTTTCGTCCAGGCGAGGAACGCGAGGCTGTCGCGGATGTCGGCGAGGAGGTAGGTTTGGTCGTCCCATGCGAGGCGCGGGTTGAGTTTTTGCCAGATGATGGCCTGACGGGGGAGGTTGGCGGCCAGTGCGGCCGCCCGGTTGGCGGGCAGTTCGCCCGTCCATATGAGGTCGGGGTTGAGCCCATAGAAACGCTGGAAGTCCGCTTCGAGCGCGTCGGGTGCCGTGGCGAGCATTCCTATGAGCGTCAGGAGTTTGGGGCGACCTGTTCGAGGAGCTGGGCGATGAATTCGCTGACCTTGTCGATGCTCACGCGCCCGGTGTCGGGGTCGCGCAATGCGTCCTTCATGGCCGTGTACTGGTCGCCGCACAGCTTCTTGAGGAAGGGGACGATGGCGAACGCGCCGGAGCCGTCTCCGGTCTGGGCGGTTTGGAGGTCGTAGAGGTATTCGACCATGTCGAGGTCGTCGAAGATCGCGGGGCCGACGGTGACGGTGACGCCCATGGCCTCGACGGTCCTGGGCTGGTTTTTCGGTGTCTTGTGGTCCTGCGGCTGCTTGGCTGCCATATTCGTGTCCTTTCAGGGTGGAAGGGTGCGCCCGTCGGGGCGGCGGGCGCGGGGTGTGGTCACTTGTCGGAGATTGTCGCGGTGGTGACTTTGGCGATGTATTCGACGCTGGTGGCTCCGTTGATGAGGTCGCTCGGGTTGGCGCTCATGGTCACGCCGTAGCCGATGGCGTCGCCGGCGCTGTAGGTGGTGTCGTCGAATTCGGTGATGGTGCCGTCGGCGACGACGATGCGCTTGACGCGGTTGCCGGTCATGGCGATCTCGAACACGAGCACGAGGCTTTCGCCGGACGGGATGGCGTGGTAGACGGTGAGCTTGTCTGCGGTGCCGGTGACGTTCGCGGTGCCGAAACGCAGTTTGAGGCTGGCTTCGTTGGTTTCGATCATGTTGAACTGCCATGTCTCGCCGTAGCCGCTGATCTCGGACAGCACCTTGATGCCGCCCATCTCGTTGATGTCGGTGGTGTCGGTGTCGGTGGCGTTGGTGACGCCGTCCTCCGACAGGTAGCCGACGCAGGTGTAGGTTGTCGGCAGAGCGGTGGTCGCGTCGGTCGGCAGGGCGGTGCCGGCGGGCGCGTAGTAGAGGCAGCCGGTCTTCTTGGGCTTGCCGAGGCTGACGTTTTTCTTGTTGTTGTGGTTGGTTTCGGCCATGATGGTGCCTTTCGGATGGTGCGGCGTCGTCTTATTGGGTGGCGGCGTCGAGCTGGATGGTGATCTGGTATCGGGGTTGGGGCGGCGGGCCGGGGTCTGGGAAGTCAATGACGCTTTCCACGCCGACGGCGGCGATGGGGTCGAGCAGGTCGAGGTCGAGCAGTCGGGGCAGCAGCGTGCCGGTGGCGAGCTGGGCGGCCTGCCATCGGGTTTCCGCCCATACCTGTATGGCGAGGATGGGGTGGCTGCTGTATTCGAGTTCGCTGCCGCCGACGCGCTCGATGGTCACGAACCGTTGGGGCCGGTCGGCGGGCACTTCGAGGTAGGCGGTCAGCCCGTCGCCGTCGGGGTCGGCGTCGATCCAGTCCTTGACTGTTTTTTCGAGGTTGAGGCTCACTGTTGTTTCACCGCCTTGAGCAGCGTGTTGTGTTTCGCGTTGTCCACCATCGCCTTCACGTTGCCTTCGGAGCCGTGCCCGGTCGTGGCGAGCGCGATGCTGCCTTTGGGGGTGCTGACATGGGTTGCGGCCTCGTAGGTCGCGCCTTCGACCTGTGCCATGCTGTTGGCGCGGGCGGCGATGAGCGTGGCCTGTTGGTCGATGGTCTGCTGGATGGGTGCGGATTGGCGTACCGCACGGAAGCCGGCGAGGTTGAGTTTGACTTTCGCCATGCGTTGCTCTCCTAGCCTCTGGTGTCGGCGAGTTCGACGGTGAGGTTCCATCGGGTCGGGGTCATGCCGCCCGTGTAGGGGCGGGGGTCTCCGATCACGGTGTATTCGACGCCGTCGATTCTCGCCTTGGCACCGCGCAGGCTCCGGTAGGGCCATGCGCGGGGCATGTGGATGGTTTTGGCGGTGCGGATGCCGTCGGGGCGGGTGGGGTCGGTGGAGTTCGACTGGCTGCCGTCCTGTATGAGCACGTCGTCCACCTGTTCCTCGCGGGTGTTCCAGATGATGCCGCCGCCGGGGTCCTCGCCGGCTTTGACGCGGTGGATGAGGGTGATGGTCTCGCCTCTCATGCCGCGCCTCCGGCCATGTCGTAGGACCATGCCTCGCCGTCGCCGCCCAAGGCTTCCTTCTCGCTCGTGGTGAGGTAGAGGTCGCCGGCGGGGTTGGCGTAGCTCAGGCTTTCGCTGTAGCTGCCGGCCGTCTGGGTGGACTGGGTCACGCCCGACATGTCGGGGCCGGCCTGCATGGCTCGTTTGACGGCCATGCAGGCGATGCGCTTCAACGTGGCCGGCTTGGCGTTGGCCCATTGGGGGCATGTGGTGCGGATCAGGTCGCTCGCGTCCTGCAGCAGCGTCTCGGCGCGGGTTCGTTCGTCGCCGGTGAGCGCGTGCCATCGGGCTTCGAGGTCGCCGACCTGCGCGAACGGCTTCTCGTCGTCCGTTTCGTCCTCTCCCCCGCCGGCCTGCGTCACGGTTGTGCCGTCGGACAGGTTGAGCGGGGTGCTGGGGTATCCGTCCATGCGGGGTCTCCTTAGGCGAGGATGCCGGCGGCCTTGAGCTTGGTCAGCGTGGAGTTGACCTTCGCGATGATGGCCGCCGAGTCGGCGCTGGCGGCGAGCTGCGCTTCGGCCGCCTGCTGGAGCACGCCGCCGCGCGCGCCGGCGGGCGGGGCGGGGGGGGGGGGGCGAAGGCGCCGTCGCCGTGCGTGACGACGGCGACGGTCAATGTGACG